GCCTACGGGGTTAGCTGGCGAGGCTATGCTTCGTGCTGAGACACCACAGGAACAGTTTAACCTGATTGGTGCAGGGCGTAGGAACCTGATTATCAATGGTGATTTTCAAGTTAGTCAGCGTGGGGATTACACAAGTTCTACTTCGGTGACATCAGGAAATTACTATGTTGATCGCTGGGCTATAACTACAAGTGGCGTTACGGCAAATATGATACATAGCTTAGCAACTCTACCCAACGGTGCAAAAACAAAGTCTATAAGAGTGACGGCAACGTCTAGTAATACAGGCTACCTAGAGTTGCGTCAAATTGTAGAAGATTATTTGCAGATTTCAGGTCAAGAACTGATGTGGTCTGCGTGGATCAGAACCAATATGGCTTCTGTTGGATTTAGACATAACGGACATACTGACTTTGGAGACAAAGTTTATAACGATGGACAATGGCATTATATAACTTCAAGATACACTATGGATGAACCTTCTAGTGGGAGTGGGGCTAACACTGCGTTTTCAATTATCTCGTACAATAATGCACCAGTAAGTATATCTTCGGGTGATTACTTTGAGGTAGCCCAAGTCCAACTAGAACTAGGCAAAGTCCCCACGCCTTTTGAACACCGATCCTATGGGGAAGAACTGGCGTTGTGCCAGCGGTATTATGAAGAAGTTCCGTTCGGACGTATAACAGGTTATCACACTGCTACTGTACGGGCTGGTTTTCAGTGGAAAGTAGATAAAAGGGCGGCCCCTACAGTTACCTTTAGTTCAAGTGTTTTATCTACAGGGGCATCTACAACCTTATCAACGGGGAATGTGACTACATATGGGATGTCTGTGAACGCCAGCGTAGGTAGTCCATCTAGTGGCATTGCGTCTCAAATTAGCATAGATGCGGAGTTATAATCATGTTTAACATCATCACAGACGAACTAGACAGCAGCCGAACCCTGTTCTGCCAAACCCACAACCACTACATCCCCCTAGACCCTGCAAACCGCCACTATCAAGAAGTGCTAGACGCAATCATTGCTGAAGGCGCAGACTGCTTTGACGGTGATATTCCTGAAGACCTACAGGCAGCGGCAGACGAAAAGCAGTTCAACCAACAGCTTGCAGACTACCGTGTAGCTACAGCCCGACTAGCACAATACATCGTTGCAGATGGTCGTGCAGAAGTACGGGAAATGCAGCCTACAGGTGAGCAGGTGTTCAACGAAGAAACAATGGAAATGGAAGATGTGATGCACGAGGTTATCGTGCAGACAGCCATTGAACCTGTTGAGCCTACAGTCACACGCATGGTGTACTCTGAGGATGATCCTATGGCAGAGCCTGTAGAGGAAACTATTGAGAACCCCGTGATTACGACTGATGTAGCTGAACGTGCAGAAGCACAGGCTACTGTAGATGCTACACCACAACCAGTTAAGGATGCTGCATAAGTATGGCTACTGCACAGGAAATAAGAGAAGCTGCTGAACGTAGTCTTGTTACATTTATCAAACTTGTAGCACCTCAACGTGTACTAGGAAACTGTCACGAAGATGTGTGTAAGTGGTGGACCAGACAAGAAGCTAAGACTCACCAGTTACTCTTATTTCCTCGTGACCACGGTAAGTCAGCTATGGTAGCTTATAGAGTAGCTTGGGAGTTAACTAAGAACCCTACCCTACGGGTGCTTTACATCTCAGCTACATCTAACCTAGCTCAGAAACAGCTATCGTTTATAAAGAACATCTTTGAGTCAGACATACACCAGAAGTACTGGCCCGAACATCTAAACAAAGATGAGAGTAAACGAGAGAAGTGGACTACATCTGAGATTGCACTAGACCACCCAGATCGTAAGAAAGAGGCCATCCGTGATCCATCTATATTTACTGGTGGCCTCACTACTTCTCTTACAGGGATGCACTGCGATATTGCTGTCCTCGATGACGTAGTAGTTTTTGAGAATGCGTACACTAATGAAGGTCGCAACAAGGTTAAGTCTCAGTACTCTTTGCTATCATCTATTGAGGGTAGTGAAGCTAGGGAATGGGTAGTAGGTACACGTTACCATCCTAAGGACTTGTACTCTGATTTGATGGGTATGGAAGAAGACATATACACAGACAAGGGTGAGTTAACAGGTAAAGAGAACATCTATGAGGTAATGGAGAGAGCAGTAGAAGATAACGGTGATGGTACTGGTGACTTCCTCTGGCCTAGACAGCTTCGCAAAGATGGTAAGATGTTTGGTTTCGATATTAAAATCCTAGCCAAGAAACGTGGGCAGTATTTAGATCGTGTACAGTTTCGTGCTCAGTACTACAATGACCCAACTGATCCTGATACTCAACCTATTGCTTATGAGAAGTTCCAGTACTATGAACGCAAACATCTTACTCGTGACAATGGGCAATGGCACTACCAAGGACGTAAACTAAATGTTAGTGCAGCTGTGGACTTCGCTTACAGTGTCAGTAAGCGTTCGGATTACACAGCCATTGTCGTCATTGGAGTGGACTATGAAAATAACGTATATGTTTTAGACATTGATCGTTTTAAAACAGACAAGATTTCTGAGTACTTCCGGCACATCCTTGACCTACTTAACCGCTGGGACTTCAGAAAACTACGGGCTGAATGTACTGCTGCTCAGTCAGCTATCGTATCTGAACTAAAAGATAACTACATTAAACCTAACGGTCTAGCTTTAAAGATTGATGAGCATAGACCAAACAGACATCAAGGTTCTAAAGAAGAACGGATTGCTGCTACTCTTGAGCCACGATACGACAACTTACAGATGTACCATTACCGTGGTGGTAACTGTCAAGTCTTAGAAGAAGAACTTGTGTCACATAACCCAGCACACGATGACTGTAAAGACTGTTTAGCAGCAGCAGTTGAGGTGGCAGTCAAGCCAAGTATGTCTGTAAGAAAGATAAGAAGTCAAGAAAACAATGTAGTATTCCACCCCAAATTTGGTGGTGTAGCTTTTTAGCAGTTGACAAAGAAATTAAGGTGTGGTATTATTATCACATAGCTAGGACTAGGAGTCATTATGGCTGGCACGACTATTGACATTGAAAGCATTATTGACCCACACGCCTTAGCTGTGGACATCTCTAATCGCTGGTCATCTTGGAATAACTCTCGTTCTGAAAAGATCAAAGAGTGGAAAGAGTTGCGTAACTACGTTTATGCTACTGATACCCGTACTACAAGCAACAACAAGTTGCCTTGGTCTAACTCTACAACTACTCCAAAGTTGACACAGATTTCTGACAACTTACATGCTAACTACTTTGCTGCTTTGTTTCCACAGAAGCGTTGGTTTCGTTTTGAAGCTACAGATTCTGATTCAGATGTTAAGATTAAACGTGACATCATTCAAGCCTACATGCAGAACAAGCTGCGTCAGTCTGACTTCGTAAACACTACAAGTAAACTTATCAATGACTACATCCAGTATGGTAACTGTTTTGCTACAGTAGACTATCAACGTAAGGTAACAGAGTTTGAGGATGGAGATCGGGTTGTTAATTACGTTGGCCCCAAGCTAGTTCGTATCTCTCCTTTCGATATTTGTTTTAACCCTATCGCTGCTGAGTTTGCTGACACACCTAAGATTATTCGTTCTGTCTTAACCTTAGGTGAAGTACAACGTATGGTTGAGAATGCACCTGACAAGGCTTACATGGCTGACATCTTTGATAAGATGCTGGGCAACCGTGGTGCAGCTAAAGGTAACGACATTGATGTAAATAAGTCAGAAGGTTTTACAGCTGATGGTTTCTCTAACCTAACCGATTACTATGAGTCAGACTACGTAGAGGTTCTTACTTTCTACGGTGACATCTACGACACAGGTACTGGTAAGTTTATGAACAACCGTATCATTACCATTGTAGATCGTGCATACGTTCTGTCGAATGAAGAGAATCCTAGCTTCTTGGGTCGTGACCCTATCTTCCACGTAGGCTGGCGTGATCGTCCTGATAACCTCTACAGCATGGGGCCACTAGATAACCTTGTAGGTATGCAGTACCGCATTGACCACCTAGAGAACCTCAAAGCAGATGTCTTCGATCAGATTGCTTACCCTGTCTTGAAGATACGTGGTGACGTAGAGGACTTTGACTTTGAGCCTAATGCTCGTATCTACTTGGGTGACGAAGGTGATGTAGGTTATCTTGTACCTGACTCAACTGCTTTGAATGCTGACTTCCAGATTAGAGAACTAGAAGCTAAGATGGAGATGATGGCTGGTGCTCCTCGTGAGGCTATGGGTATCCGTAGTGCTGGTGAGAAGACAGCCTTTGAAGTTAACCAGTTGATGACAGCTGCTGGCCGTATCTTCCAGCACAAGACTGCTCACTTTGAACGTGTGTTCCTTGAGCCTATCTTGAATGCTATGCTTGAAGTAGCTCGTCGTAACATGGACTACGAAGACACAGCCAAGGTACTAAACGAGGATACAGGGCTTTACTTCTTTACTCAGATTACTCGTGATGACATCAAGGCCAATGGTAAGATTATTCCAATGGGTGCTCGTCACTTTGCTGAACGTGCTCAACGGGTACAAAACCTTACAACGATGTACCAGATCAAAGCATCTGATCCTAGTATCGGGTCTCACCTGTCAGGTAAAGAGTTTGCTCGTTTGCTTGCTGATGAGTTAGGTGAACCAGCCTTGTTTGGTGAGAACATTGCAGTGTCTGAACAGCTTGAGACACAGAAGGTTGTCACAGAGGCTCAGGTCGAGTTTGAAGCAGAGCAAGAGGAAAAGGCTGAACAAGGTATGCAGGAACTAGAACCTGCCCCTGAGCAAGTCTCTGAGGAACCTGCTGCATGAAGACAGCTTGGTTTAAAGACTGCAAGAGTAAGAAAGAAAAAGAGGCAGTAAGTCAGGTTCTCCACTCAAACAGGGAGAGCCTAGACCGCCTTAAAGAAATCCTAGAGCCTATGCTAAAGGATACTACCCCTGCCGCAGACTATGACTCACCATCGTGGGCATACAAGCAAGCAGATCGCAACGGGTTCAATCGAGCAGTGACCACTGTGTTGGACCTTATTAACTTAGACAAGGATTAACAATGAGTGTATTTTCTGAGGAGCAGGTGACCCCCGCAACGCAGAGTGAACAAGTATCAGCTTTTGAGGAGCCGACCAGCCCTTCAGTCTTAGGTGATCTTGTGGGAGAAGGACGTAAGTTCAACGATGTAGAAGCCCTAGCAAAAGGTAAGTTAGAAGCAGATAAGTTCATTGAACAAATGAAACAAGAAAATGCTGCTTTAAAAGCTGACCTAGAAAAGCAAGCCTACAAACTTGGAGTTACTAATAAGATGGAAGAAATGGCCTCGGAATCCACAACCGAACTTCTTGACCCCAACAACAATATTAGTGGCACTTCGGATACAGCTAACACCCAGCCCACTTCGAGTGAAGCAAACATTGAGAGCCTAGTTGAACAGACCCTGAGGAAGCGAGAGCAGGAAAGTGTTGCTAAAAACAACATTGCAATCGTTGAGTCGGAACTTGCACAGACCTATGGGACAGAAGCAGCAGCTGTAGTACAGCAGAAAGCTAATGAACTTGGGTTACCCATTTCTGAGTTGCAAGGTATGGCTGCTAAATCCCCTGCTGCATTTATGCAGTTAATGGGACAGTCAGCACCTAAGCCTTCTCCGTTAGTGCAGGGGAGCATTCGTACTGAGGGTTCTACAATGCAAGCATCTTCTGACAAAGACTTTGGTTACTACCAGAAACTTCGTCGGGAGAACTCGACACTATACTATAAACCGTCTACCCAACGGCAAATGATGGCAGACGCCGACCGTTTGGGTGACCGCTTCTATAAATAAAGGAATAGAACAATGGCTGGTAATACAGTAGCAACACTCGCACTTGCTAAACGTGCAGAAGTTTGGTCCGCCGAACTTAAAGAAATCTTGCGTGACGAACTGCAAGGTATGAAATATGTTAACTGGTTGAACGATTTTCCAGATGGTGATACATTCAAAATCCCATCAATCGGTGATGCAACCATTAACAACTACACTGAAGATGCAGCTGTAACATACGATCCAATCGACGATGCACAGTTCACCTTCTCAATCACTGAGTACTTGCAGTCTGGTAACTACATCACCAACAAAGCAATGCAAGATGTGTACTACGCAAACGAGATCATGTCTCAGTTTGTACCTCTGCAAGAACGTGCCTTGATGGAACGTCTCGAAACAGACATCATGGCATTGGGTGGTCAGCAGACTGTTGACGATGGTAACGCAATCAACGGTGTAGATCACCGTATGTTGGGTTCCGGTTCAGGCGGTAAGATCGGCGTAGCTGACTTCGCTAAAGCTCTCCGTGCTTTGAAAACTGGTAAAGTACCACAGAAGAACCTCGTGGCTATCGTTGATCCGTCTGTTGAATTTGAGATGAACACACTGTCTCAGTTGACAAGCGTATCCAACAACCCACGCTGGGAAGGTGTTGTACGTGATGGTATCGCAACTGGCATGTCCTTTGTTGCTAACATCTACGGTTTCGATGTTTACACTTCAAACTACTTGAAGACAGAAGCTGCCGAAACAATCGGTGGTACAACTGTAAACAACGCAATCACCAACATGTTCTTCTCTGCGGATCAGACAGTGCTTCCTTTCGTAGGTGCATGGCGTCAGATGCCAAACGTGGACACAGAGTACAACAAAGACTACCAGCGTACAGAGTTTGTAACTACTGCACGTTACGGTCTGAAACTGTACCGTCCAGAGAACTTGGTCACAGTTTTGACTGCGCCTCTTGCGTAACATAAATACAAGGGGAGGGGAGAAATCTCCTCCTCTTACCTTTTTATACTTGACAACTATTTTACTTGTGTGTATAATAGTCTTAACAAGTCTCCCCGGTAAGGACTAATTGATATGGCTAACGTAGAACATTCATCATTAACAGGTAGTGCATTACACGAACCTAAAGGTGTTGCCAGTGCAAACAGTGGTGAAGCCTACGTTGCTAACGGTTCTGGTAGTGGTACATGGCAACCTATCCATAGACACCTAGCAGCATCTACATCTTTCTCATCGACATCTCCTTACGCATACTCTCTTGATACAGACATAGTAGAGAAGTTCCTATCTTTTCCGGTTAGTTCTTCTATTACAACTGGCTTTACAGTTGTGACATCTCCTAACCTACGTTTCCGTTATGATGACCCTACTCCTGTAACAAGTCTTATCAATGTAACGATGTCTTCTTCTCAATCTGGTGGAGTAGCACACGCTGTAGAGTGGGTTTTGTTTAAGAACGGTACTGAGATTGTCGGCTCTCGTGCTATTCGTACTATCTCCTCAGGTTCATGGGGTTCTATCTCTGTAACTGCTGTAACTCCTCTTGCTCAAAATGATTACATTGAGATTAAAACAAAAGCTGAAGCAGATAACGTAGATGTTAACTACGCAAATATTTATGTTTCTATTATTGGAATGAGTGCATAACATGAAGATGACTCTCCTCGCAATGGTCCAGAACATCTTGTCCGATATGGATTCGGAGGAGATCAACAGTATTTCTGATTCAAACGAAGCTGAACAGATTGCTAAAGTTATTGAGAATACTTACTTCAATCTCATTGCTACTCGTATCATTCCTGAACATGCTCAGTCTATCAAGTTAACTTCTTTCTCTAGTTCTGCTAGACCTACACACTTTTCTTTTCCTACTCGTGTAAAGAATATTGAGTTCTTAGATTACAACGTATCTCGTAAAGTTGGTGGGGTAGAGTACAGACGTTTGACTTATCTTAGCCCAGATGAGTTCTTTGGGTTGTCGGATCGTCGGGATAGCTTGGCATCTAACATACTACAAGTTCCAGATGTAGCTTCAGATAGTACTCTTCTTATTCGTAATGACATAATGCCATCTTACTACACATCTTTCGATGATGAGAATTTAGTACTTGATTCATACTTGGCATCAGTAGATAGTACCCTCACATCCTCCAAGACACGGGCCTACGGAACTAAGTACCCTACTTTTGATTCCTTCTCAGATACCTTTATCCCAGATGTAGACGATGTAATGTTTCCGTTTATGTTAGCTGAAGCTAAGTCCACGGCTATGTCTCTTTTTAAGTCTGGTGCAGACCCTAAGATCGAGCAGTCAGCAAGACGACAAAAGGTGTATGTACAAAATGATATGCACCGTTTAAATGTAGGAAGGCCAAAGAACAACTATGGTAGACGTTGAATTAATTAGAAGTGAAGACGGTCAACAAGTAAAAGTTCTTAGCACTAAAACAGAAAAGGCACTCGTAGTTTACAAACCTCAAGATGGTTTTAAGTTCTACGCAGTTAAGTATGAGAACGGAGCACAAGTTCCAGTTGAGTTAAGTGGACGGTGGACTGGTATTGAATCAGCTTTGAATGCTGTTAAGTCCCATCTAGCTCTAAAGAAACCTACTGCTAGAAAAGCTGTTAACGATAGGTACAAGGCTCGTAAGGCCAAGAAGGAAGAACTTAATGCCACAGAGCCTGATCCAGAGAACGGTTAATACCTTCATCAAAGGTCTCATTACTGAGGCTTCTGAACTTACGTTCCCTGAGAACGCATCTGTAGATGAGCTTAACTGTGCCTTGGAACGTGATGGTACACGGCGTAGACGTAAGGCTATTACCTTAGAGGATAACTACGTTCTTTCAGATGTGACTGTTCCTCAGGGTGCTTTGGTTAACACACTGGACTGGTACAATGTAGCTGGTCAACCTAACCTAGAATTTCTAGTAGTCCAAGTAAACAATATACTTTACTTCTACGAGAAGTCAGCTGATCCTTTGTCAGCTAATAAGTATGCCGATACTGTAAACTTAAACAGTCACTCCGCATCTAACAACCTTTCCCCCTCAGATGAACGTGTACAAGTAACCTCCTTGAATGGTGCATTGATCGTTGCTTCACCAGCGATTAATACTTTCTTTGTGGAATTTGATACAGTAGCTCAGACTTTTTCTGAAACAACTATCGCATTTAAAGAGAGAGACTTTGAGTGGCAAGGTTCTGACGTAGAAGTTACAAGTGAATACTTTGAGAATGATAGCAGCCCTTCAGTTGAACGTACTTACGATGCTAAGAACGTAGGTTGGGGTCAAGGCGGTGGACCCGCAACTTACACTTTTGCCCTGACACATGCGTGGTACGCAGGTAAGGATGCTAACGGTGCCTTTAACGCAACAGACTGGGAAGAG